AGTCTGCTAGGTATTACTTCTACTATCATGAAGATTTTCCAGCAGATTTTATAAACGAATATCGTTATATGCAAAATGTTACAGTTTAAGGAATCAAAATGAAAAAACTTATTCTTTCACTTGCTTTAGTCGCTGCAACTCCGGCCTTTGCTTGGGGCGAACGTGAACAAGGAGCCTTGCTTGGTTTAGGTCTTGGTTGGATTTTTGCTAACCAGCAAAATCAAGTTCAGGCGCCACGACAGGTTATCGTAAATCCTCCAGTATACAACCTGCCGCCGGTGTACAATAATTCACCTTCAGTATATAATCTACCTAGAGCACCACAACCAATCTATGAACGCCGTAGTCAATATGATTTTGGTTGCCAGTGTTATCGTGAAATTCTTGTACAAATTGGATGGCAATAAATGATTCTTCTAGATTATTCGCAGGTGTGTGTCGCAGCAATTCTTGCATTCAGCAAAGACCTTCGCAAGGATGCTCCAGGTGATAAGAAAGATCTTATCCGACACGTAGCACTCTCATCAATTAAGTCATACAAGAAAAAGTATGGCAAGGAATTCGGCGAGATGGTCATTGCCTGCGATAGTCGTAACTATTGGCGTAAGGAATACTTTCACAACTACAAGGGAATGCGCAAGAAAGCTCGTGAAGAATCTGACCTCGATTGGCAAGTTATCTTTAATACGCTATCGGAAATTCGCAATGACTTAAAGGAATACTTTCCTTACAGAGTTCTTAACGTTGATCGGTGTGAAGCCGATGACGTTATCGCCGTGCTTACTCAATCGACTCAGGAGTTCGGCAAGCATGAACCTGTAATGATCATCTCATCAGATAAAGACTTTAAACAGCTTCATGAATATGACAATGTTAAGCAGTTTAGTCCTATGCTTAAGAAGCAAATCGTAGTAAATAAGAAGGAGCTAAAGGAATGGCTTATCGAGCACATCGTTAAAGGTGACGCCGGTGATGGTATTCCCAACATTTTGTCTAATGGCGATGTCTTTATGAAAGGCGAACGCCAAAAGCCAGTGAGCTCTAAGCGTCTTAATGAATTCATTGAAAATGGTTTTATTGGTTGTAAGACTGACGAAGAACGCCATAACTGGCGCCGTAACATTACTCTGGTAGATTTTAAGTATATTCCAGAAGATGTAAAAGCAGCAGTAATGACTAGCTTTGAAGAACAACCCAAAGGTGACAAGAATTCTATTATGAATTATCTTATTAAAAACAAATGCAGATTGCTGCTTGACGAATTAGAGGACTTTTAAATGCGAAAGTATATTACCGAAATCCTAGAGGAAGTTAATAAGGAACCAACGACATTAGCAAAGTATCGTGAAGATGTTGCGCTAAAGTTTCTCTTCCAATACGCTTTCATTCCTGAACAAAAATTTGATCTACCCGAAGGAGATCCTCCATTTAAGCCTGATGCAGCGCCTATTGGAATGACTCCTACAAACTTTACACAAGAAATGCGCAAGTTGTATATCTTTACAAAAGCTCGTGAATTGCCAAAGCTTCGTCGAGAACAACTCTTCCTTCAATTGCTTGAAAGTGTTCATCCGTCTGAAGCTAAAGTTCTTCTTGCTGTAAAAGATCAGAAGCTAAATAAACTATATAAGAATGTCACTGCTAAGTTAGCAGCCGAACATGGCTTCATCCCAGTACAGGTCAAAAAGAATGAGGACACAGCATCAAAAAAATCTTAAGATTATTCTCTCGATGGAGCAGCAAGAACTCGCGCACTGGCTGGCAAATCTACCCGACGATGAAATCGAATATGTTGAATGGCTTGTTGAAGAAGTTGAATTCGCGTTGGATAGGATAGTCTTAGATCATAGCGGTCTTGAAGAAGCACGAGAAGTGATAAACAAATTCACAAAGAATAATCACTAGCCCTGTACAAATATTCATCAATTTGATATAATTTTACTATCAGATTGAAAGGTACATTATGCTTCGTGTAATCCTAGGTTTTTTTCTTGTCTATGGCGCTGTAGGATCTCTAGATCACGATCCTACATTCCCCGTGCTTGGTGCTCTTGCCATCGTCGCACTTGGTCTTGCTCTAATGTTCTTTGGCGTGAATTCTATTAAGGAACGTACATGATTTTGTCTATCCTAAGCGAACTTGAGTCTACTTCCTCTCGTCTTGAGAAGGAAGCTATCCTTAAACGCGAGAAAGATAATGAACTACTAAAGCAAGTATTCTTTCTTGCTTACGATCCATTCACTCAGTTCTATCAGCGTAAGATCCCTGCGTACAAACCTGCTGCATCCAATCAAGCTGACACTTTGTCGTCAGTCATTCCAAGTTTGGCTATGTTGTCTACTCGGCAAGTGACTGGTAACGCCGCGATCGAGTACTTGACTAAATTATTGTCCTCGCTGACTGCAGATGATGCAAAGGTTCTAGAGCGCATCATTGCTAAAGATCTTAAGTGTGGTGCTTCAGAGTCTACTGCTAACAAGATTTGGCCTAGTCTAATTCACGAGTATCCATGTATGCTTGCAAGTGCATTTGATCAAAAACTGGTCGATAAGATGTCTTGGCCTGCAATGGCTCAGTTAAAGATGGATGGTATGCGATTCAATGCAATCGTAAAGCATAGTCCTATCGATAGTAGCGTAGAGTTTCGTAGTCGCAATGGCAAGGAGATTCATCTTCTTGGAAATCTAGAGAAGGAATTCATCGAGCTTTCGGCAGGAATTGACAGCGTGTTCGATGGTGAATTGATGGTCATGCTTCCTGGCGATCATCAATTCACTGATCGTCAAACTGGTAACGGTATTCTTAACAAAGCCGTGAAAGGTACTATTGGCGAAGAACAAGCTGCAATGGTGCATGCTACAATATGGGATATCATTCCATATAAAGAATTTGAAAATGGAGTGTGCAGTGTTCCTTATACGACACGCTTCAATACTGTGCAAGCTATGATCTCTACCATTCCTCCACGAAATAAGAAAATCTGGCTAGTGTCTCATGATATTGTTAACAGTATTGAAGAAGCACACGAAAAGTTTAATGAGTACTATCTATTAGGTTTAGAAGGTATCATCCTAAAGAATCTACATAGCATCTGGGAAGATAAGCGTGCTAAGCATCAGATTAAATTCAAAGGTGAACTTGAGTGTGATCTAAAGGTTGTCGATATTCAGCCTGGCACCGGAAAGTATACTGGAATGCTAGGCGCTCTGATTTGCGAATCAGATGATGGTGTACTTAAAGTAGACGTAGGTTCTGGTTTCAAAGATTTAGATAGAATTAATTTTACAAACGATTCGATTGTTGGTAAAATTGTAAGTGTAAAGTATAATGCACGTATTAAAAATAAGCAAGGTGAGGAATCACTATTCCTGCCAGTGTTTGTTGAAGTGCGTGAAGATAAACATATAGCAGATTCGTCAAAGGCTATTAAATGAGAATGTATAAAATCTTTAAGAATGATAATGACATGGGATACGCTAAATCGCTAGAAGGTGCTATTGAAACAATCATTTCGCACTGCAAAGGATTTGGCTTTAATATTGAGCACTATAAAGTCACAGATCATGATGACACCTCTATCGTCTATTGGCGTGGAGAAGTAAGCGATCATATTGACTATCATGACGAATTATTTTCAAAGTAACCGTCTTCGACGTATAAATAAATTAAACACCCTAACTTAATAGGTAATCATGCATCTCTGTCACATATCTTATAGCGTAAAACTAAATGGTCAAAACGATCAGGCTATTGGACGCACATTTTCACCAGAATGGAGCGTAAGGGTCTAAGGTAAGACAGAAGCAAATTCATCTCACCAAGGGCCCTAGCAAAACTAGGGCCCTTGTGTTTTATGGTGTACAAATATTCGTTAGTGTGTTATAATACATCTAACAATCGTTCTTTAACAAATTAGTTCTGCTTTGTAGCGGTATAGTGTAATGGTAACACTACAGACTTTGACTCTGTCATTCTAGGTTCGAATCCTAGTACCGCCGCCATATCGAAGCACACTTACAGATCCGCCCTCTGGTTAGGGAGACAGCGTCCAGCGTTGAAGGACTGTTTAAAAGTGTGCTTCTATATGGTGAGTTGGATGAGAGGCTTAAATCAACGGTTTGCTAAACCGTCGGCTCACGAAAGTGGGCCCGTGGGTTCGAATCCCACACTCACCACCAGAATGCTCCTGTAGTTTAATGGTAAAACTCCGAGCTTATACCTCGGCTATGCCTCCAGATTAGGGGATGATACAGGTTCGAATCCTGTCAGGAGTACCACGGGCCTTTAGCTCAATTGGTTAGAGCAGCGGACTCATAATCCGTTGGTTACGTGTTCGAGTCACGTAGGGCCCACCAATATATAATAGGACGAGTAGTAATGTAAGGAGTAATCATGTCTCACGTATTAGCACTAGACGTATCCGGTCTACCACGTAAGTGGATCAACTATGAGGATGCAGTATCATATTTCGCAAAAGATATGGTAGTGTGGACTCTTGGCGATGTGATAGCAACGTTCCGTGGAGGAACTCAGAATGATGGACGTATGTCCGTTATTGAAACTCCATCGATCATCGCGGTACGTGGCAAAGGTTTCGCAATTGAGCGTGCCGGCAATGTTATCCTGACAAACAAGACTCTGTTCTCACGTGATAAGCATATGTGTGCTTACTGCGGTGGGCTCTTCACTAATAACAACCTGTCACGGGATCACATTGTTCCAGTGTCAAAAGGTGGTGCAAACACATGGACTAATGTTGTGACTGCTTGCGTAAAATGCAACACTCACAAAGGAGCTAAACTTGTACACGAATGTGGACTTGAACTTCTGTATGTTCCATATGCACCTAACCATTACGAAAACATGATCCTTCAGAACCGACACATTCTGGCTGATCAGATGGAGTACTTAAAGTCGGGAGTGCCAAAGCATTCTCGTGTATGGAATTAATGCTACGATGGCGGAGAGGCCCAACGCAATGGATTGCAAATCCGTAAAACCGTCAGTTCGAATCTGACTCGTAGCTCCAAAGTGAAAAAGGCCTAAAAATAGCCCTTATAAATCAACAACTTATGTGTACAAAATGCACCAGAATGAACGTTTGATGGCTCGATAGGGATTACCCTAGCTCGATGCCCCTCAAGATCACCTGATGCATTTTGAATACTAAAGGTTTAAGTTGACTGTTTTAGTCAACTATTAAAAACGGTGTACAATAAATCGTAAATTTGATAGAATAGCTATATCGAGTCAAACAAAGGAACCGAAATGGCTAGGAAATCTAAAGACGTTGTAGTGTATGTCGACGGTGTTAAGTTCACTCAGTGTGCTTATCGTGGACCCAAAAAAGGTCAAGGGACTTTTCCTATCGAGAAGAGTCGCTATACGCCTTGGGCTCAGACCGTGAGCAAGTATGTGCGTGGTACGCGTGGTGTACTTGGTACAGTAGAAAGTATTCGCACTTAACGGTGTACAATAAATTGTAGATGGTGTATAATCTCTATCTACACTGCAAAAAAGCAGAACAGTTCTTTAAAAATTCTAAAAGTCCTCTCTAAGTCTACGGTAAATACGGAGCATGAGGCACAGGGGAAACACTTTCAGAGTGTTTCACGTAGGATTGCGTGGCTGGGGCAATCCTATAACTATGCACGGTTCGTCTATCGGTTAGGACACATGCCTTTCACGTATGTAAGACGGGTTCGATTCCCGTACCGTGTACCATAGAGAAACACATTGCCCAGTACCGGTGAGGGCGGATATTAGTCATAGGCTGGAACCCTATGCATTCCTGAGTTTAATCTCAAGCCCAAGGAATCCGAGAAAACAGGAGTGAGCGGAGCAAACGCAACAGTCTCAGGAAGGGATTTGCCAGTGTGTTTCTCTATGGTAGAACGAGGTCTCAAAGTGTTCATGGACGCACGCATGCCTGTCACGCATGAAGAAGGGGATCGTTACCCCTTGGGACCGCCATAGTTTATTGTTAAGTGTTATCAAGGTATCGTCATAGGACGCTATGACTATGCGGGTCCAACTGTGCGAGGAACGGATCCTAATATAACTGCTAGTCGCTCGCCAGAGGAAGCACCTTTGTTGGCAAATGGGCACGATAGCACTTAACAATAATTATTGCCCTTGTGACGGAATTGGTATACGTGTTGGTCTTAGAAGCCAAATTTTTGGAGTTCGAGTCTCCACGGGGGCACCAAGTTTTATGGAAGCGTGGCAGAGTCCGGTTTATTGCACTAGTCTTGAAAACTAGCGATCCTGAAGAGGGTCCGTGAGTTCGAATCTCACCGCTTCTACCAAGTTATTATGCCGATGTAGCTCATCAGGTAGAGCAGCAGACTGAAAATTTGCGTGTGGTTGGTTCGAGTCCGACCGTCGGTACCAAGTTATTATGCCCTTGTAGCTCAGAGGAAGAGCATCGTCTTGATAAGGCGAGGGTCGACATTTCAAAATTGTCCAAGGGTACCAAATTATGGGTGTTGCCCCCGTCGGCGGTCTGTAAAACCGTTACCTAAAGAGATGGGAAGTCAGGTTCGTGGAGCGTTACCATCAACACCCACCACTGTTAGTTTGAATTCAGGTTTAGGTCTACTAAAAAGTGGATCAGGTTTGAATTCTTTAGAGTTAGTGTAAGACGCACGCTGTACGTATTTTCCTTGTGAAAATTTGTATAAGTAAGCAATTGCGGTGTTGACGTCTATCATGAAAATATTTATTCCGGTGTAGCACAGCGGTAGTGCAGTTGACTGTTAATCAATTGGTCGTTGGTTCGATCCCAGCCACCGGAGCCAAGTTTTAGAATCGGTTCAGCAATTAAAAAACTTTTTATTGGAAAAAAGCAAAAACGATTCTGTTGAATAATGCGTCCTTCGTATAATGGATAATATACAAGGCTACGAACTTTGGGATGGAGGTTCGATTCCTTCAGGACGCGCCAAGTATTTTTGGGGGTATAGCTCAGTTGGGAGAGCGCCTGTTTTGCAAGCAGGAGGCCATCGGTTCGATCCCGTTTACCTCCACCAAGATCGCAGAGTATGGAAGTGGTCTATCCGCTTGGTCTCATAAGCCAAGAACCGCAGGTTCGAATCCTGCCTCTGCAACCAGTTTTCGCCGGATTAGCACAGTGGTAGTGCAATCGCCTTGTAAGCGATAGGTCGTCTGTTCGAACCAGACATCCGGCACCAAGTTTATATGGTTGAGTAGCATAGTGGCTAATGCACCACCTTCATACGGTGACTATCGTGGGTTCGAGTCCCACCTCAACTACCATATATAGTTTTACGGAGTGTAGCGCAGTCTGGTAGCGCATCTGGTTTGGGACCAGAGGGTCCAAGGTTCGAATCCTTGTACTCCGACCAATTAATTTGCTGATGTAACACAGTGGTAGTGTACTTCCTTGGTAAGGAAGAGGTCGTGGGTTCAAATCCCGCCATCAGCACCAAAGGAGAAAATATGAGTAAAATGAGTGATGGCGGCAAAGGATCCGCACCTCGTCCATTTAGTGTTAGTCAAGCAGAATACGAATCACGCTGGGATGCAATCTTTTGCCGTGATCAAATTGATGATAATACTGGTGTACAAAAAAACGAGTATTATGATATAATGACAACAGAAGAAGCACTAGATAATTCTGTGCAAACATCTGAAGAATTAGTTAAGAAATAAGCCCGAGTGGTGGAATGGTAGACACAGCAGACTTAAAATCTGCCGCCTAGTGCGTACCGGTTCGAGTCCGGTCTCGGGTACCAAATGTCTCTCTGGTGTAATGGCAGCACTGCGGTCTCCAAAACCGTAAGTGGGGGTTCGAGTCCCTCGGGGGATGCCAAATAATGCGGGTGTAGCTCAGTTGGTAGAGCACTTCCTTGCCAAGGAAGATGTCACGAGTTCGAGTCTCGTTACCCGCTCCAAATAATAGTGTACAAATATTCGTGACTGTGGTATAATTATAGTATGGTAAATGATAAAGAACACGAAATTATGTCGATCATGCAGGAAGAATGCGCTGAATGTATTCAAGCAGTCAGCAAGATCTTCCGGTTTGGATTTGACAGCAAGCACCCCGAGAAAACTTACGATAATCGTGAGCACCTCGAGGAAGAAGTAGGCGATCTATTAGCAATGATAGATCTCTTGCTAGAAAATGAAGTAGTGGCTTGGTCCAATGTGAACAAGGCACGTAGAAAGAAATTTGAGAAGCTCCAGCAATGGAGCAACATTATGAATTAATGCGGGGTTGGTATAGTGGTTGTGCTCTAGCCTTCCAAGCTAGTGAGACCGGTTCGATCCCGGTACCCCGCTCCATTTTAACTTTAACTATAGGACAAAGTATGAAACGAAAGACAATCGTGCGCGAACGTAACTGCTTCGTTCGATTAGCACTATTCCGAAAAGCAGGGTCGCACCGTAAGAGCAACAAAGCTCTACGTAAAGCGGCAAACCAAGCTTCTTTGGGAGTATAGTGAAATGGTTATCACAGCAGACTTTTAATCTGCCAATTCCGGGTTCGAGTCCCGGTACTCCTACCATATAAAAACACATTGAGTAGCTACACTGGAGCACCGAAAAACTTGCCAATGTCGACCAAAGCAAGGACCGGCCAGGAAGATGGGCTATCACGGATTCAAGCGCCACAGTGTGTTTCTATATGGTAAAATAGATGTTCACATGTAAGTGTATTCTGTATACTTACATGTGGCCATGTTGTAACGGTTAGCAACAGAGATTGTGATTCTCTTAGTCTGGGTTCGATTCCCAGTGGTCACCCCATAGTATGCCTTGTTAACTCAGCGGTAGAGTGTCTCCCTTACAAGGAGAAGGTCGGCGGTTCGATCCCGTCACAAGGTACCAAAATATAGACACAATACACGTATAAATAAAAATCTGGGATGATTACAGCACTTCAAAACTTAACGTACTAGAAGTGTCGCTATCAGGAGGACCACAGTAATGTGTAATTACGCGACTAGGGAATAAACCTGAACTAAATTTGACTCTGGAAAGACAGAAATATGATAGTAGTCTATCTGATTACGGTGGGGTTTACCGCAAGGAGCACCGAGGTTTAAGAAACCATATACGACTAACCCGATCATCCCGTTAAATTTAGGATAGGTTCAGCAATTAACCGTTGGCGCTTCGGCGCCTCCAACTAGGATGACTGTCTCGATGGTCTCCGTGAGTTTCGAATTCTCGCGGCTGGTTTCGATTCCAGAACTAAAAAAGTAGAAAACTATCCTGTTTACAAATATTCGTTAGTGTGGTATAATTACTACATAAACAAAAAATTTAGAATACGTTCAGCAAAAACAATTTTCGACTTATAATCGAGAGGTTGCAGGTTCGAATCCTGTTTCACGCTTCATGTGTGAATAGCACAATTGGTAGTGCGCTAAAAAAGTATTCTGTTGATTTTAGGTTAAGTTCAGCAAACTAAAAGCATTCAACTTGTAATTGAAACCGCAAAAAATTAACCTGTTGATTTGAAAAGGAGTTCATTATGTCAACATTCGTAGAAGCAGTTAACAATCAAGAAGCTCGTACCGAAAACGGTATGAAAGCACATAAGTCTACCGCAAACAAGTGTGTAGACCTATTCTTCAAAATCGGTGCCTCTCGCGGCAAAGATATAACAAGCGAATTTGTCGCAGCTCTTGTTGAGAATGAAGATATCGCATTGCGTATCGCTCAATGGGTCCGTGATGCTCGCGGTGGAGCCGGTGAACGCGAAATCTTCCGTAGCATCCTTAAGTATCTTGATAAGAATCGTCCTGACCTCGCAGCTAAGTTGCTGCCAAAGGTTCCAGAACTTGGTCGTTGGGATGACATCTTTGTCTTTGAGAACAAGGAACTGAAGGCTCAAGCTTTCGCTATGTTGGGTGATGCACTGCGCCAACGCAATGGTTTGGCAGCTAAGTGGACTCCTCGCCAAGGACCTCTGGCGGCAGAGATCCGTACATTCTTTGGCATGTCTCCAAAGTTCTATCGTAAGTCCTTGGTTGAATTGACTAAGGTTGTAGAATCTCAGATGTGTGCTAAAGAATGGGATAACATCAACTTCTCACACGTACCTTCAGTAGCTCACGCTCGTTATAAGAAGGCCTTTGGGCGTAACACTCCAAAGTATGGTGAATATGTACAAGCTTTGGTGAAGGGAACTGATCCAAAAGTTAAGGTTAACGCCGGTGCAGTATATCCATACGACGTGCTGAAAGGTGTAATCAACCACTACACTTTGGTGTCCTTCACAAAGGATGAACTAGATGTAGTGCAAAAGCAATGGGAAGCACTGCCAAATTACGTTGGCGATGCAAACATCCTTGCGCTAGTTGATGTATCTGGATCTATGACAACTCCAGTTGGTGGGTTTGGATCAAAAGCAGGTATGTCTTGTCTTGATGTTGCAGTCTCTCTGGGATTGTACGTTGCTGATAAGAACAAAGGTAAGTTCAAGGATACGTTCCTGACTTTCTCTGCTAATCCAGAGTTGTTACACCTTAAAGGTAACATCAATCAGAAGATTGACCAAATGGTTAAATCTGAATGGGGGATGAATACTAACTTGCATAAGGCTATGGATAAAATCCTTAGCACTGCAGTTAAAGGTGGAGTTCCTCAGGAAGAAATGCCAGAGATGCTTTTGATCATGTCCGACATGCAGTTCGATGCTTGCGCTAAGTTCGATAACTCTGCAATGCAGATGATGGAACGCAAGTACGAGAATGCTGGATACACTCTTCCAAAGATTGTATTCTGGAATTTGAACGCTAAGGACAATGCGCCAGTGAAATTCGATAAGAGTGGAACTGCGCTAATCTCTGGATTCTCTCCTTCTATCTTGAAGGCAGTACTATCAGGTGACACTGAGCAGTTCAGTCCAGAGGCTATCATGCTTAAAGCACTAATGGTAGAGCGTTACGATATCTAACGCAAACCCAGATATCACTAAGGACCCTCACGGGTCCTTTTTTATTTCACCTTCACTAATCGTAGTGATTCGAATATCTTAATCCACATCCAGCCTATATCAAATTCATACCATGTTTTGCTGAGCTTGGCGCTTGCTGGAGATAGGTGATGGTTGTTGTGCAACTCTTCGCCCCCAATAACAATACCCCAAGGACTAATGTTACGACTGTGATCATTCGCTTTTCCATTTCTATATCCAATCCAATGTCCTACACCATTGATAACACCTGCAGCCCAGAATGGAATCCATATCATCTGAACTGCCCATATAAGAACTCCCCACCATCCGAACACTAACGTATTGAGCAGAAAGAGAATGCCAATGCCAAGTCGAGAGTGAGCACTGTATACGTTGTGCTCCAACCAATCAGAAGGAGTACCAACACCGTATGTGTTAACCATATCTTTGTCCTTCGATGCTTTATGATAGAGATAAGCACCTTTAAACAATACTTCATATATTCCAAAGACATGAGGACTATGAGGATCGTTTTCGATATCGCTATAACGGTGATGTTTACGATGTATAGCAACCCATTGTTTAGTTACCATTCCAGTTGTTAGCCAAAGCCAACCGCGCATGAAGTGTTCTAATATTGGATGAAATGTCAAAGCGCGGTGAGCTTGACCACGATGTAGATAGACTGTAACGCATATGATAGTGATGTGTGTTGCAATCAGTGTGTATAGTAGTTCTATCATAAGTCCTTTTTATTTTAACTCACCGCGTTGTATGAGTATCTGCTTGTTCTTTTGATGAGCTTCTTGAACAATCTCTTTGTTCTCGCCTAAGTAACCTACTGCGTAGTTGTTATCAATCAGCCATTGATTGACGCGTGTTCCATCAGCAGCAATGAACACTCCTAAGATACGCCCGAACTTATCGTCGTTGTTATCAGACCTAAGCGTTTCGATGATAGCCCACGTTCCCACTGGTAGTTTTTCCTGAAGCTTTTTCTTCGATAGAAGACCTCTTGGTTTTTCTTCAAGATTTGTTGTGCGTGACTCAGGTGTATCTACTCCCGCTAAACGAACTTTTTGATTTGCAAGAACGATGTTGAAGCCAAGATCTAAATCAATCTCAACGGTGTCGCCATCTATTACTTTTAATATTTTTGCTTTATACTGATACATATTAATCCTTACTTGCTGGTTGCTCTATAAATGCCATCCCAATCAGTTAAGAGATCTTTTGTTTTCATCTCTTCACATCTTTCAATCCAAATTTCATAGTAATCATCCATGAATCCATTAAATGCGCCTTTAAGATCTTGGCAATATTTTATCGCAAGATCAAACTTTTGCATACGATATAATGTCAACATTTTCTCATGCGCTATAGTTTCAGGAACATAGGCTGATGTTTTCATTAAGTCTACATGACGACCAAGAACTGTATAGATGTTTAATCCAACATTCTTACCCTTAACAGCAATGCAATCAAGTTCAAGCGTTGCATACTCATCTTCAACTAGCTTATTTGTTTCTGGACCAATGATCAACAGAACTCCATATCCCTTTGTTTGACCTTCTAAACGAGCAGCAGTTGACACTGAGTCACCTAAAACATCATACCCAAATTTTTCTTTCGATCCAATATTTCCAACTAAAGTTGGGCCAGTGTTAACGCCAGCACCCATACCTACGGGCGGTCTTCCGCTTGCAGTTAGTTCCACGTTAAACTCCTTTATAGCATGAATCATTTCAATAGCAGTTTGTACTGCGGTTTTTGCATGGTTAGTATCAATTAATGGAGCACCATGAATATGCAAACTTGCATCCCCAATAAATTTTATAAGAGTACCATTATTCTTTAAAACAGGAACGCTTAACGCTGTCATATAGTCATTCATAATCTTAGTCAATCCTTCTACATCTTCGCCATACGATTCACCAAGAGCAGTAAACCCACGAAGGTCAGTCATAACAATGCTTAAGTCTTTTTTCTCACCGCCTAATCTAATTAAACTAGGATCTTTCTGTAACATCTCAACCACGGTTGGATTTACATAGCTTCCGAATTGTTTCTTAATTTGGAGCTTTTGGCGCAATTCAACGAGGAATTTGACAACGTATCCATGGAAGCTAACAAGCCCAATGGTAAGAATCGGCCATATAGCATCAACCAAATAGCCAGATCGTATGAAAAGTTCATAGCTTGCATAATAGGAAGCTCCTGCAAATATGATTGCGAAAACGTATCCATGTTTCCACCTTGTTAATAAAAGCGTAATAATGCATATGACTACGATTGTAAGTAGCTCTGCGCCTGTCGCCCAGTCAGGACGCGATATGTTTGTTCCATTTGCTACCGTGTCGAGGACAGCGGCTTGCAAATAGTGCGGGAAGACTTCTCCTCTTGCAGTTGCAACTGGGTTGTTAAGGCCTCGTCCCGTGAGACCGACGATAACGATTCTTCCTTCGAAATTTTCTGGCAAATTAGCCAAGGAGTATTCGGTCGGCTTGGATGACCAATCCACCCAGACTCTACCGTAATTATCTGTTGGGATTTTTCCAAAGGCTGGAATTCTAACTGCTTCAATTGATCCGTCATTGACTTTGACTTGGAAGCTTGGGTCTCCTGCTGCAACACGCAATGTTTCAAGAGAGATGGATGGATAGAGTCTTTCGTTTGATTGTACCAACATGGGGATTCTTCTGACCACGCCATCGAGCTCAGGAAGAACGTTGACAATACCAATACCTTTAGCGTTTTCATTTACTGTCCTTACATTTGGATAGATGTTACCATAATTGATACCAGCCTGTCCTTCACCTATTACTGAAACGCCCGGACGAAAAGGAGGGTATGATGTTTTTATTTCATCTGCAACGGCGACTTGCGGAAAGACTACAGGGTATTCTTTTAGAACAGCGCCAAGTTTAGAATCTTGACCAAACCTATCAGTATCAGGAAGGAAGATATTAAAAACAACCAACCCAGCATTACGCCTATAGAGATCAGTAATAATGGAGGCATATTGTCCACGAGGGAAGGGGAATTGACCTTGCTGTCGAATAGTTTCGTCATCGATGTTTACCACAGCAACTTGTTGAGATACTGCGCTTTCTTTAGATGTGATAAGTTGATCAAAGTATCGTAGTCGCGTAGACTCGACAAATGATGGATCTTCAACCCTTATAAAAAGCATTAAACATAACGTAATCAATGCCATCCAAGGCGATAATAACTTTTTCATTTCGTAGATCCCTGCTTTATCATTAACTTATTAGTTGTGTTGTCCATGTTCTTGAGATAAAGAATAGTCCCATCTTGCGTTAGCGTTATGTCGTATCCCTTTTCTTTACTTATAAGGATCGTGACTTCGTGTTTCACACGACGATCTATCTGCCAATTGGGACCTTTGTCAAAGACGTATATGCTGGTTAAAGCGTTATAGCCTACTTGAAATGCGTTTAAGATAAGCAAATCAAGAGCATTACCAAGATAGTTAAAATCTAATTCATTGATACTGAGTTCATCAAATCGCAATTCGTCTTTCCATACCTTTACGTCAAGAGCATTGCGATCAAGTTCTGTAAACGAAAGAGCATCATTCGTTGCTGCAGCTTCATCTTGTAATCGTCTCAAGATTTCTTTAGGAGGTTTCACTATGAGCATATTGTCTATCATTGATTCAGACAAATTTAATAGTGTTGGCTTCAATGGTCTTATCTCTGAACCAGTAACCAGCGTAGCTTGAAATGCTTGATTGAGAACAACAGATCCCATCCCAGTTTTTACTTCAATTTCACCAACGCTGCCATCAACGTTTGGAAGTAAAACTACTAGTGATTGACCTATTTCATCAACCGTCATAGTGAAAGCAGTACCACGCACTGCTACAGTTGCAGTTGGTGTACGTATATCTACGTTCTTGCTATTTTCCCTTGCCACTGAGCCGGAAGCATACCTTACTGTTCCTAAGGCAACTTTCATTGCAAGCTTTCCAGCTCCCTTTGATTTTGGATCATACACAAAATCATCTATGACTAATTTAGAGTGTTCTGTTACTCTAACCTTCGTGTCATCTTTGAATGTAATGCCAACCACGCCATTCGCTGTGGCGATAACGTCCATTGACTCGACACCAATGTTTAGTTTGATGTCGAGCTTGGATTTTTCACGTTGAATTTCACTGCTGCCTTTTCCTTCGGTTACAGTACCGATGGCGGCATATACATTAATGTTGAATAATAGTAGTAGAAGTGTTATTGCCTGCCACATTTAACGTCACTATGTTTGGTATTGTAGTGCCATTCTGTGTGATCGAAAATGTGTTAGCATTACCCACGACCGACAATTGAATCTGATGGCCAGGCGAATTCGCTGTACCATTAGCACCGTTCTGTACTGTTGTAACCGTGTTAGCGTTACCTGTAAGCGAAATGGTATTAGTAATATATTTGCTATTCATTGTAGATGTAACAGAGTTAGTGTTACCAGCAACAGTAAGCGAATAATTGTAGTTACCAGTGTTCGCCGTAGATGCCATAGTTAATGCAACAGTGTTATTATCACCTGTCTTATCGACAAATAGTAAACCACCGTTGGTGCCAAAGTTTCCTTGCGTTAACGTGAGTGAGTTACCGGAACCCACTTGATTCATTGTTGCGGCTGAATCACCGCCTATAAAATTACCTATGATGGAGTTATTCATACCATCTTGATTGATGGTAAGATTCATACTGTTTCCATCAATCACAAATGCTGGAGTGATTAAATTATTTCTATCACCTACGTTGTTTCCAGATCCGGTTTGTATAATGCTGATAACAGAATTATCAGCGGCTGTTTGATCAATATACACTGAGTTATTTCCACTAGCTGTAGCGGAACCAACTAATAACAAAGACATGACATTAGCTATGACTGTCTTCTTGATTTTCATTTAATTTCTTTCTTAAATTTCCAGAGACCCTTTGCTTCTCCCTGATAGACAAGCTCCTCTACTGCTAAATCAACAGCAGCTTTCACCGCATATACACCAGGTTCTGTAGATGTACTGCCTATTTCATTTTCATATGATCTAGTTCCTGACTCAAAAAACTTAAATACACTTAATGATGTAGCTACACTTAAGATTGTCTTTTGTGTATTCACTGTAAGTATAACTTCACCTGTTTGAACATTTACTGCTCTAAGTGAAACTGTTACTATATCTTCTTGGTATTGCGTAGATGGACCAATGCCTAGATAACGAACACCGAGACCACCAGTACGTTTGTTAGTATCATATGACACTATAGCGCCTTCAATAATCATGCCAGCGTATAGTATAGGGCGTAAGATTGGCGGCTCCTTTGCTTCTTCACGAGAACTACGTATGAGCTGACGCTCTTTTAATAAGTTATCCAATCCTATGCGCTCTACAATTCTAAACCATTGTCCATCACCAACGTCGGCTAGTGCTTTTAGTAGTAAAGACTCTCCGCCTTGTGTTACTGCTGAAGAAAATTTTGCAACAGTAGAAGAATCTTTACGCTGTCCGGTTTTATCTGTGAATGAATATACTGCAACTACGATAGGTTGACCAGATTCAGGCTCAGGGAATGGTCTCTTAAATTTAGTTGGTTCAACTTTCTCAGCTTCTAAAGCTTCTTGAGGAAACTGAGTAGGGACTGCAGCACAGCCAACTAATACAAATGCCAACAGGGAGATGAGTAATGTTTTCATTAGAATTTGAACTGTGCAACAGGTATGATGATTTGTGTAACGCTTCCATCTTGTGCAGTAACAGTCAAAGTAATTTCATCACTAGTTTTGCTGTATTTAATTGTGTTACCCTGAACAACAACGGTTCCAGAATTCTGTGGATTCTCGCCAAATAGATTATTCACTAGTTGAGAAGAAAGCTGAGCGTAAACGCGTGATTCAAAGTTGTTGAGAAACTTCGATAAGTTTGTGTTGCTTGCTGCAGCCGCTGCATCTTTAGCAGCTTGCAAACGTTGTGCCTCAATTGCGTCCCGGCGCACACGTTCGGTGTTTTCAATCGTCTGAACATGCGACGAATAACCAACACCATTGAATGCTGGTGATCTGAAAGAGAATGCTAGTTGAGCATTAGCACTACTCGCGGCCAGCGTTACGATACTCAGTATTAGTAGTTTCTTTGGGGTTTTCATCTGGTTTCTTTTCTGTTTTTGTTTCTCTTAAAGACAATATTACATTTACCTTTTGGTTAAGTCTTATTAAATCATTATCGAGCATACGAATACGATCGATAAGCGCAATAAGCGTAGTGTTAGCATTACCTAAAACTGGTTTGATGTCTTTAGTAACCCATTCCCATACATAATAAACGAAATACCCCAATCCACCTGCTGCTACAATAGGAAATCCATACTTATTAATTAACTCAGCTATTTCACTCATAGCGCATCTGGTTTTCTATGAAGAACTACTCTTCCATTTTCACTAACTTTTAACATGAATAGGTCACCATCTTTCCAGTTTGGAGGAAGATGGCCCCAACCTTTGTCATTCTCTTGACTAGATAACCTCAATTCTTCATCTAATATTATTCTATCTTCAGCTATATCAAAATTATAATCAACATATAACATCAATCTCTCCTTGCATCAGATTGCTCTGCTCGAGCAATACGGTCTAAATCTGGTGGAATGCCCAGCGCATGAGATACCTTAGTATCAATTCGAATAACATCGTGATTCATTGCTGCAACTCTTTTATCAAGTGCTCCAATGATACCACTCATGCCATTTACGCCAGATGTTACACCAGCGAGAATAAATTTTAAAGTTAAGAATACAAAATAACCAGCTGCAATTGCTGAAGCTATAGGAAATCCCACCTCTGCTACTAATTTGAAAAACTCCATTGTGTATTCACTTTCTTTGTAAATTGTCGGGATTATACATATTTATATTATGGAGGGTTTATGGGTCAATATAGAGAGAAAGTGTGTCCAACGTGTAGTCTAACGCATCGAAAGAAGGGACCATTCTGTTCGAAGACGTGTTCTAATTTAGGGCGTGATGATGAGTACAAACAGAAGATGCGTGATAAGATGCTGTAT